AGGTGTTATACCAGAGATTATCAAACAGGTTAGCGTAGAGCTTGCTCTGAGACACACTGTAGATGATCTATTCTTCACAGAGAACCCTTCAGAGCGACGTATCATCGAAGAAGAAGTAGATGGACACAGAGTAGAGTTTGATAACAGTGGCGGAGGTAGTGCGGGATCATTTGCAATTATAGAGTATAAGCTTAGGCCTTACCTTAGTTCATCAGTTAATATTGGAAGAATCATAAGAGGTTAATATGGCATTATTATTAGATATAAGAATGGTCACAGTTACCTTATGGAAGAAAGCCGGTATTAATGGTGAAGGTAATGACAGCTACTCAGCACCTATACAGATCAGATGCAGATATCAAGAGACTAGCGAGCTATTCATAAACTCATCAGGTGAGCAGGAGATGGCCAGCACTATCATAAACACAGAAGAAGCAGTACTAAAGGTAGGTGATTGGGTATTATTGGGTGAACATGTTGATGCAGTACCTCCTACAGCAGCTAGAGAGCTTAAGAAGGTTGTCCTGCGTAGGTTTGCTACCCAGACTGCTAATGTCTATAAAGGGGTACTGTAGTGGTTAGGAAGAGTGACGACATAGCAAGAAACTTTAAGCGACTACAGACTAAGGTAAGAAGACAAGTAGAATCAGCTATAAATAAGTGGGAAGAAGGTGTTAAGACTGACTCACAAGAGCTTACACCTAAAGACACCGGGGGTTTAAGGGACTCATACCTAGCAGAAGTAACCAATGATTCTAAGACAGAATACACTCTCACAATCAAATATGGTAATGGTCTAATAGGTGAAGATGGTGAGAACTACGCAGCCATTGTCCATGAATGGCCTTCCTCATATAACTTCACCACAGAAGGTACAGGCCCTAGGTTCCTAGAGATAGCCTTAAACCAGAACAAAGAAAGGTTACTAAGCATGGTAGCTAAAGCTAGTAAACTATAGGATGTAAAAACATGGCTAAGATATTAAAGAACACAACAGGAGCACCAGTAATCATTACTGATGTTAATAGAACAATACCAGCTAATGCCTCATATACTATAACAGGTTCACAAGCCCCTCTATTTGCTGATTCAGTAGACACATTAATACTACTACGTAACGGTACTTTAGTCGGTAACAACGGGACTGAAGATCTAGAATTTGGAGATGCCTCTAGATTTATTACAGGTGATGTAGTCTCAACAAGTGAGGAGCTTCCTGAAGGCATATTAGAAGTAGATGCGATTAAGATAATATCCCAGGCTAATGTAACGGATTTACTAACGCCTCAGCAAGGTAAGACATATTACATAGATGGTATAGTAGATATTGGTACTTCAAGTATCTCAGTACCTCCCACAGGCATCACTCTACATGGACTAGGTTTCGATATAAGTAAGATTATATCTAGTGAAGATAGCACTACTCTATTCACAGGTACTACAGCTGGTAACTTCTTTGTGGCAGGAGATGGTCTAACATTCTCAGCATCAGGTATAGGTGCCCAGGTATTCGATTTAGTTAATAGTAGCGGATTCTCAGCATTAGAGCTTAACTTTGTTAACTTTGAGAGCTGTACCTCACTAGGTACACTGGATGCTTATAGACAAATGCTAGGTAGAAATGTAGGTTACTTTAGTGTTCAAGAAGGTATTACATACGCAGGTAACTGGGTAGGGGGCATTAGAATGGAAGCTACCATAGCTAGAAACTCTAGTAACCTATTCATAGCGGGGCCTGGACTAGTATTCAATGGCCGTGTAGGTATGAACCTCAACGTAGACCTACCAGCAGGGACATCATTTGTAACTGACTTTTCACCTACTAACTTTGCTAAAGATTTATCACTACAGCTTAATAATGGCTTCTACACTAGAGCAGGGGTACGTAATAGTTCAGATCCTAACCTATTCCCTAATATATCTTCATTTGATAACGCTAGTCTATGGACAGGTAACAGCGGTTTGAAGAGAACAATCATCAATGGCTCTTGGACTATGACAGGTCAGGCAGCTACAGTAATAACAACTCAAGATGTATTTGTTAAGGTTGCAGGGGTAACTACAATAGGTCAGGAGGATCATACAGAGCAACCAGAGTCTAATAGAATACTTAATCCATTAAATGATGAGATTGACTATGACTTCATTGCAGCTCTTGCTATAGAACTAACAGCAGGATCAGGGGATGTTGTTAGAGTCAAGATTAGAGTATGGGATGATTCAGAGAGTGTATTTGTAGATTATGCAGAGTCCTTTGGTGTTGTACCTAACCTAGTAGGTGGGTTCGATGTATTAAATATAAACGTATCGGACATCGTTACCTTAGATACGAATGATTATGTAGAACTAGCTGTAGCTAATGGTAGTGATACTACAAACATTGTAGTTAACAATGGCAGCTATGCACGCATCAGGAGATTATAATGAGTATACCTAGTAAGGACATATCAGAGATACTACAGACAGATGGGGTAGGTGTTATTGGTACATCTATCTTCTATGGTAAGATGCCTGATAACGTAGAACCTGTTATAGCCGTCTACGATGCCGGTGGCAGCTTCTCAAACCCTAAGTGGAAGCGAGATGAGCTAACCATCCAAGTCCTTGTCAGAGGCCCTCAGAATGCCTATGAGACAGGTTACGATATAGCTTACAATGTTAAGAACTCGCTTTTAGGACATGACCCTGTTACAATTAATGGTAGTTTATATAGCTTATTCACTATATTAGGCGACATCAACGGCTTAGGCTATGACGATAGTAATAGAGCTAGGTTCAGTATGCGGTTTAAGGTCGTTAGAGAGAACTTTGACGAAGATGGTAGACTGGAATTTTAACATGTTAATAATGGATGGTAATCCAAAGGAGATTATAAATGTCTAAACTAATTAGGTTATCTACGGATAACACCACATTCACAAGCTTACCTAGTAATGCAGGTGATCTTTCCTCAGATGGTGAGGTAGTTGACGATAGTATTTTAGGTAATACTTTTGAGTCAGGTTTTACCTCTATTCTTAACTGGACACTATCAGCAGATGGTATCTATAAAGGTGTGCCAGGCTACCAGACTTGTATCTTAAAGCAGGGTACTTCTACATTTGCCACTACTGAAGACCTTAGCCTAGTGTCAGGTCAAGAGTACCGTGTCAACGATTTGACTAAAGATATCTGGGATGCTGATAACCCAGTAATTATATATGAGGACGCAGTAGATGTTACAGATCAGGTTGCAGAGTTTAACTACCTATTCGGTACTATTGTATTCAAGGCAGGTTATACAGTTGTAGGGACTTTGTTTGCTGATTTCAACTACTTCCCTACAGCAGTATTAGGCCGATTCACTAGCTTCACTCTAAATCAGAGTGTTAATGTTGTAGATGACAGTGACTTCCAGAGCCTTAAAGCTAATGATGGTTATAGACTGAACATCAACGGTCTTAGAACAGTTACATTAGATGCTGATGGCATATTTGATGCAGCTTCTGATTTCCAACAACAGCTAGAGGCTAGAGATGACTTCATCTTAGAGATCCAGGCTGATAATGATGGTAACTCTAAAGCGCGCGGCTACTTCCGTATTGGCAGTGTTAATCAATCAGGCTCGGTAGGCGAGAATGAAGTTGAATCAGTATCATTTATGCTTAGTGTACCTAGTTCTGACTACAAGCCTTTTGATTGGAGCCACAACGGTAGTTCTACACTTAACAATGCTATTATTATTGCTCTAGATGCATTCAATGACGAGACTACAGTGTTCATGGAGTATCTACCAAATGGTATTGGTGGAGCAGGAGGCAAGACAGGGGAGGCTATCGTATCTGATATATCATTAGAGTCAAGTATAGACGATATGCCTCGCCTGACCATCAACTTAACTGGCGACGGAGCATTGAATTCAATCTAACATTAATTAAAACAATAGAGGTTTTCCTCAACCCTCTCTTAGGAGGGGGCTTTTTATTTTAGGGGTATTATTATGACTACAAGAGACACATTACGATCAGCAGCACTAAAGAGTACTACTCTAAAGAGAGTTAAATTCACCTATGCAGGCAACGAGTATGAAATATTACAACCTACAGTAGGTCAGTTTACTAAGATAGTTAAGAAATCAGATACTAACATTGATACTTCAATATGGGCTATGATTCTACTAACGGTAGTACCAGGCACTAATGAAACAATCTTTGATGACACAGACTATGCAACCTTCATGGGACAGAGCCTAGATGGAATGATGAGCGCCGCTAAGGAAGCTATCACGGAGGTAATGCTAAAGGATGATGAGGGAAAGGATTCAAACACTTCAAGCTAGATGGTGAACGTATCCTCAAACACAAGATTGCCAAGGAGCTATCTAAGTTCGTTTGGGAGGTAGATGAATATATGACTGTCGATGAATACATGGGATGGTCATATTACTTCAAGCTAGAAGTGGAAGCTAATAAACCAAAGAAGCAGCCTAATAAAGGTAGGTAATAACATTTAACATTACTTATATCCTTATAATGCTATAATAATGGTTTTGAGGTATAAGTAATGAGAAATGGTGTGTATAAAAACAAGAAATATAATAAATGGGTGGCTAATTGCCCTGCAAGATTTAATAACGGTAAAAAGTATTTAGGTTGGTTCGACACAGAACAAGAAGCCGTAGACAGAAGGAAACAATGGGAGATAGATAATAACTACGTCTCTAATCTTAAAAACTTAACACTAGATAACATCCATGATTACCTTTATTTATGTACCGATACCTATGACATCAAATATAAGGTAAACTGTAAGCGTTATAATATAGGCGATGTAGCCACTAACACTAGAAAAGATGGTTATAAGGTTTTAAGTGTGGGCAAAATACCTTTATTAGCGCATAGGTTAGTTTGGTTTTTTGTGTATGGGGAATTGCCTACAGATACTATTGATCACAAGGATGGTAATCCTAGTAACTGCCACATAGATAATTTAAGAGATGTACCACATAAAATAAACATGAAGAACCTAAAGAAGAGAACAGATAATACATCAGGAATAACAGGAGTGTATTGGAGAGAAGATAGGCAATGTTGGGTAGCTAAGATACATTTAAAATCAGGACAGTGTAAACGTAAACATTTTAAGATTAAACAAGACGCTATAGACTGGCGCAATAGAATGAGTGAACTACATGGGTATCATGAGAACCATGGTAGGTAAATAAAACCTAAGTAAGGAGTAGTTGTTATGGCAGTTGATCTCGGCCAGGTATTTTTTAAAATAAATGCAAAATTCATTAACGTGGATCAAGCATTAAATAAAATAGAGAAGGTAGATAGAAATTCAAAGCAAGCTAGTAAATCACTACTAACTATGGGGAATGCATTCAGAGCTGCTGGCGCTGCTGCGGCTGTGTTTGCTGGTGTAAGGCTCTCTAAAGAGTTTGTTGCAATTGCTGATGCTGGTGCATTGGTGCGTAACAGGCTTATGGCAGCTACAGACTCTACAGAAGAGTTTGAAAGAGCTTATAGAGGTTTACTACAAATATCGCAGAAGACTGGCACAGTATTTAAAGCTAACGTACAGTTATTCCAACGTCTTGCTATATCTGGTAAGGCTCTTAAAGCTACTCAAGATGAGTTATTAACCATCACAGATACCGTAGCAAACTTAGGTCGTATATCTGGTTCTAGTAAAGAAGATATCCTTAACTCTACAAGACAGTTAGCACAGGGCTTAGGCTCAGTGTTCTTTCGTGCTGAGGAATTTAACTCAATAATTGAACAGATGCCAGAGCTAATCACTAAGGTAGCTGAGCAGATGGGTATGACTAGAGCTGAGATGCAGCAAGCTGTAAGGGATGGTAGGTTATTATCTAAAGATGTATTTAAAGGTCTTATAGATTCAGCTGAACAAACCCGTAAGGAAGCTGCCAAACTACCTAAAACATATGAAGAGTCCTTCAACACTATTAAGAATGGTGTATTGATAAGCGCTGATGCTATAAATCAGATGACTAATGTAACTACTACGCTTGCAGGAGCAGCCTCTACAGTAGGTGATCTATTTGTAGCAGCCTTTAATGATACTAATAAAGCAGCTGTAAACAATACTGAAGCAATGGCTAATGGTAGAAGCGTGGTAATAACACTGGCAGCAGCTTTCTTAACTATGAAGGAAGTAGGTGTACAGGCTGCCATGACAATAGAGGCAGGTTTTGATCAGGTCTTTGATAAGATTGATGATCTATCATCTTTATTAGATAAGATACCAGGCTTCGATGATATTATCACATCTAAGAGTGAAAGAGACTTTGCTGATACCTTCAAAGGATTAGAGGCAAACGCTAATAGATTAGGATTTACACTACAAGACACTAAGAAGAAATACAGCGCTATGCTAGACAGTAATGCCCCTCAGGAACAGATAGAAGGCACTCTTAAAGCTATTGTAACTTTAGAGAGAGCTTATGAGGAAGCCAGGCAGACTAGGGATAGATTCTTTAACACTAACAAAGAAGATATTACACAAGGTTTAGCTAATGGATTCTTAAGTGACTCAGGTGGAGGTGCTGTAGGGCAAATAGGTAAGAACCTGAAGAAACAGTTCCAAGATAATCTTGTAGAAGTAGAAGACCTATTAGCTAGTGTTAAGCCTATTAAGTTTGATGCTGATTTAGTTGACAGAGAGTACACAGCCCTAGAGGAAACAGGAAAAGAAGCTGCTAAGGTATTCTCTGAATCATTCTCTGTTGGTGTATCCAGTAGACTAGCTGAAGATCTTAATTCTGCCTTAGATACTTTAGGTGAAGGTATGTCACAGACTATAGCCGGTAAGATACTAGGTAAAGACACTGACTTCAAAGCAATAGCTAAGACTTATGTAGAGAGTCTATTAACATCTATTATTGATGCTATGTTGATATCGCCTTTAATAACTAACCTACAGACTACTATATCAGGAGCATTAGCTGGCAGTACAGCTCAGAATGGCCAAACAGTATTTGGAGGATCTTCAGGTACTGGTGCAGGCGGTATAGGTGATCTAGGAGGTATATTCGGATTACTAGGAGGTGCTATAGGATTACCATCAATCGGTACTGATGCACTATCCACAGCGGCAGGAGCTGTATCTAATAACACAGATAACAGAGCTGTAAACATTAATGTAGTGGCTAAGGATGCTACCAGCTTCCAATCAGCTCGTGGTAGAATAGAGTCTGAAGCTAAACAAATGTTAAGGAATAGCTAAGAATGACATATTTTGATGTGAGACTACCTGTTAATATAAGCTTAGGTACTAGGTCTGGATTAGGTTTCCAGACTGATGTAGTTGTTTATGGTAATGGTAAAGAGTACAGAAACAGTAGATGGCAGTACCAGAGAACAACCTTTGATGTATCATATGTAGTAAAGAACAGAGCTGATGCCATAGAGATCTATGAATTCTTCCTAGCGGCTAAGGGTAAGTTCCATAGCTTCCGTGTTAGGGATGAATTGGACTATACAAGCTCCTCAGACGGTGTTAGTGCACCTACTGGTACTGACGTTCAAATAGGTGTAGGAAATGGCTCTACGGCGCAGTATCAGCTGATTAAGACATATAGTAACACTGTAGGTACATATGATAGACGTATAACCAAGCCTATAGCTGGTACAGTAGGGGTCAATATCGATGGAGCACCAGTTAGTTTTACTGTAGATCCGCTAACAGGTATAATAACTTTAAACAGCGCCCCTACTGTAGGGCAGGTAATTACAGCTGGTTATGAGTTTGATACACATAGTAGATTCAATCAGGACTCATTAGACGGTATAGAGTACATCTTCCTTAGACAGGATTCATCTAAAGATAGATTTAGCTTCCCTTCCTTAGAGATCATAGAGGTTATTGACTAGCCTCTTAACATAGAGGTAAACAATGACACAGATAACAGCATTAAGAAGAGCCTACAAGAATTCAGGTTCTTGCACAGATACACAATGTATAAGAATAGAGTTACGTGATGGAGCTGTTCTTAGATACACTGATAATCAAACAGATCTAACCACATCCCTATTTAACTCTAATGGTACTGAGGTTCCTATACCTTCAGTTACCTACTCCTCATTATTACCTTTCGATCTAAGTGCTGTTGGCGTTAATGCTGAGGCAGCGGCTGAGGTTGATCTAGAAGGTGTATTAGGCCCTTTAGGATATACCCGAGAGCAGATTGCTCAAGGTGTGTTTGAGGATGCCCGTATATATGTATTCCTAACTAACTATGAAAGACCTGTAGAAGATGAAGAGAGGTTATTCACAGGGTTCTGGGGTGAGAGTACTATTATTGATGGACGGTATATAACTAAGTTCACCTCACTAGTATCTATTTTTGAGGTCGATACCTCTCGGATTGTATCCCAGTTCTGTGACGCTACACTAGGCGGTCCTAGATGTGGTGTGCAGATGACAGCGGGTAGTAGATTAACCTCAGTATCAGGTAACTTAGGGTTTGATCCCATGACATCATTAAGTGTTAAACCTTTTTATAATTATGATTTTAGTGATGAAGATACTGTTATTAAATCAGCTACAGGATTTAAGAGTATAAATAGCGTGGGAGCAGAAGTAGGGAAGTACTCACAAGTAAATACTTCTCTTGAACCTCTAATTTCAGATATAAATGGCGTACAGGCAGCCGACTTCTCAGCAGCGGATGCACAACTAAATCAAGTAGGTACTAACTATAGTATATCCTCCAATGGTTCTTACAATGATATATTTATAGTATCTGAGAATGCTAATGGTACCCCTGGTATAGGCTTCTTTGATAGAGCAGGTACAAATAACTATGCTTTAAGTCCTGTATCAGTAGATGGGGGAAGTCAAACAGTTAATGAGATATCAAATGTATTGATACCTACGCAGCCTATAAGAATATATGAAAGTGATGTAGACACAGAGATATTTACTACAGGGGAACTACATGCCTACCTACAAGGACAAAGCACTTTATTATTTAACGTACCTTACACATCCAATTTTGAATTCACTAGAATAATAGGACTAAGTGAAGTAAACAATGGCGTAACCTACTCAGCGGGTAAAATAGGACAGATTCTTATATACCCACAGCTTAGAGATGAAGATAGACGTAAAGTAATTAACTATCTCAACAGCAAATGGAATATAACTACTAACCTATTACTAGGTAATGATGAAGCTAACCAACGTGATGCTAGAAAGAGACGTGTATCTAAGGATGATGTTAATGCACCCTTCACATGGTTTGAAGCACTCAATACAGGCTTCCTTAGCGCTACAGGTAACTTCACACCTACACCATTAGGAGATACCTTCACAGATAATGAGGTTCAATGGCTAGCTGTTCCTGCAAGAGTTATTAATGTTACAGCTGTTGTAGATAGTGGCCAGAATTCAATAGTTACAATTAATGAGGAGCTACCAGCAGACTTTACTGATATATATGAGAATGGTAGCCTACAGTTCAATACAGGTCCTAACGCAGGGACTAGGTTCACAATCATATCTAACACCTTGAACACCTTCACATTGAATGTAGGTACCTTAGCAGCTACCGCAGCAGGTGATGAGATACAGATAACAATAGCGTGTGATAAAGATGTAGATAGCTGTAAATCAGACTTTAGAAATACAGTAAACTTTCAAGGCTTTGGGGATTTACCTACAGCTTCAAATGTCTTTAAGATAGGAGATAAACAATGAAGAGTAATGTGAGGGGAGTAGGTATCGAAGGTAAAACCGGTAAGTGGACAGCTAGAGCTTTTAAGAGTGAGACTGTATGGTTGGGAACTTTTGACACAGAAGAAGAAGCAATAAAAGCTAGAAAAACATGGGAAATAGATAATGATTGGCTAGATATAAGTAATTATGATATTGAGGAATTAATAAAAAATTATATGGTTTATTCAGATGGTACTCTTAGATGGACTATTAATTCAAGAGGAATAACTTTAGGTAACGATATAGGATCTAAAGGTGATAAAGGCTATATAAATATTAATTTCAAAGGACGAAAGTATAAAGTACATAGAATGATATGGTTTAAATTTAATAATAAATGGCCTAAGGGGGAAATAGACCATAAGAATGGTATTAGAGATGCTAACACACTAGAGAACCTAAGGGATGTACCTAAGGTAATAAATGGTAGAAATCAAAGGATGGGGAGTAATAACACCAGTGGATATAATGGAGTAGCTAGAACTAATAACGGTAGATGGAAAGCTCAATTCTGTTACACTGAGGAAGGGAAACAAAAGAGAAAAACAAAAGTATTTGATTTAGTAGAAGATGCTATTAAATGGAAAAGAGATTTAGAGTTATTAAATAACTATCATGAAAATCACGGGAGTATTATATAATGGGTTTAAAAGCAGTACTGGGAGCTGTTATTGGAGGTTTTATAGGCTTCTCATTAGGAGGCCCACTAGGAGCAATACAGGGTGCCTCACAAGGGTTCGTAATAGGATTAGCTTTTGAAGACACTAAACTACCACCCGGCCCTAGGTTGGAAGATATAAAACAGAACATATCTCAATATGGTGAGACTATTCCTAGAGTCTATGGCAGGGAGCAGGTCACAGGTAATATCATATGGATGAATAATAATGAGCTTAGTGAGCGTGTAGAAGAAGAGACCATAGAAGAGAGCGCTATATTTGGTGATACTACCCAAACAGTCTATAAATACTCAGCTACATTTGCTGTGCTTCTATGTGAAGGTGTTATTGATGGGGTTACTAAGATATGGGCTAATGATGAGGTCATCTATGATGCTGGCGGTAGCTTTGGTAATACAGGCGCATCCTTGTTCAGCGGGGGTGAAGTTGGCAGTAGTACTAAGGCATTCTCTGCTGAGAAGATAGCTAATAGAGAGGCTTACAAGGCTGCTCAGGCACAGAATGGTGTGGATGTTACCTTTGTATCAGAGAAGCAAGTAGACCTTAGAATATACAAAGGAACACTAACACAAGATATTGACCCAGCTATCGAAGCTGCCCTAGGTGAGAATTCATCTGCCTATAGAGGCATAGCTTACGTTGTGTTTGATAACTTACAACTAAGTAACTCTAGCTACCAGAATAGAATACCTACACTTAGGTTTGAAGTTAAAAGAACTAAGACTGATACTGATATAGTAGATGGGGATGTAAGAACATTCGTAGCAGAGTATGAGTCAGTAACAGTATCGGGTATAGAACAGGGTATAACATTACAGGTACTATCTTTAAACACACAGCAAGTAGGCTCTATAATGGGAAATTTAGGCCCAGTATCATTAAAACAGAATAGGTATAAGGGATTACTAATAAACGATGCTTACCATTATAGTAATGGGATTCTCTACAGTATGTATAAGATAACTACTAATGACGCTAGTGTAGGTGTATCCAAACTGTTTAACTACCAATATGAATACCCTAATGCGGAGACTACCACATATATCAATCAACTTGTATTTCCTATATTGCTTCAGGCACATGATACAGTAAACCTTGCTCCTATATATCTAGATGGGTCTCTAGATCCTTTTCAACAATCCACTAACTTAATTAACGAGCAAGTAGTTTACCCTTTTCCCTTTGATATGCAGGATACCATTATCCCAGGGCAGGAGCCTATATTTAAACCAATCCAGAACCTACCTAATTGGGTAATAGCCGCAAGAGGTGAGGAATTACAGATAGGATTTGTACAAGGAGACAGATTAGCTTTATGGAACCTAGGTATTAACTTAGGTGAACCTAGTAATTCAGGTAAGGTGAATCATCCTTCACCTAATTTTAAATCTGATATAGGCGTTGTCCACGGAACTAGTAATCTTAGATGTGTCTTCTTAGGTGGATTAGTCTATATATACAGCTCACTTCCTGATGTTTCTGGTAGAGTACATTTTCCAGGTGTTATCCGTGTGGATATTGAAGGACTAGCTACATCACGCTACACATTAAGAGATGTAATAAAGGTACCTAAGAATAGTATCCTAAACACTGGTAATAACTCTTTCATAGAGGAAACTACTGTAGATACTTACCGAGTTATAGCTACTACTAATGAGGAGCTACTACAGAAGACTTTAACTAGCGATAGAGTGGTATGGAATACTGACATCATAATTAATGAAATAGGTTATGACTATGAGAATGATAAATTATATGGTCTTATCCGTAAGATACCTGGGTTAGGTGTGTTTGATGGTAATAATATATCATCTACATATACAGATGACCCTACTTTATTAAACATTGAAACAGAGAATCTAATGCGGTTAGATAGGACTACTTTAGAGATTATTGAATCTAATAAATATATTTCAGATAAAGGTTTAATAAATACGCCCTCAGGAGAAGAGGCACGTGTGCCTAACACATCTATTAACTGTTTTAGAGTCTATGAAGATAAATATGTGGATGTTGCTCATTCTATATATAAACTAGAGTCTAATAGAGAAGATAGTTACTATGTTTACAGTAATAGTAATAGTTATTTAGATGGTAATACAGTGTACAATAGTACTACAGGGACTATAGGAGAGGCATCTAATATTTATAACCCAATAGCTAATAGACAATCATCTTCTTATCAGTTACTACCTGACCTAAGTGTCACGGGTACTGAGAGAGCCAACCTATTTACAGCAAGTCATGGCGATTTCAGTGGGGCTAATGCTTTCTCACCTATAAATGAAATACAACGTCAAATAGTGACCCTTAATGGTAGTGTAGAAGACCTATTCAATGGTACTCCTAATATACAAGTAGGTGAATTACTTAATGCTGAGATACGTAGACAGAGAACTATTGATGTAGCCACAGAGGTAGACTTCTCAAGACTAGATACAACAATTAAAGGCATAGCTATTAAGGACAGAGGCCCTCTAGCAGGTACTCTAAAAGCTTTACAGGACACTTACCTATTTGATGTAGTAGAGAAAGACTATAAGATTACTGGTGAGAATAGAGCGGATAAAACAATCACTAGAACTATTGAGTACACTGACCTAAGCGCTGGTGAGAGTAGTACTAGCCCCGAGTTTAAGATAACTACCCCTAGACGTGGTGAGGTGCCTTCTAAGTACTACATCACATACCGTAACCCTGACTTAGATTACAATGTTGATACTATCATCTGGCAAGACCCATCGGTAGATACTAATATAAGCCTTAACGTGAAGCTCCCTGTAGTGCTTACAGCCAATGATTCTTACAACATTGTACGTAGGATAGCATTAAGTACAATATCAGCTAGACAAGGCTCTGTGGCGGTTACAACTACCTTTAAACACTCTGATTTAGACCTAGGAGACTTTGTAACCTTTAACCTTAGTGATGGCAGTGTTTACACTGTACGTATTATAGGTATTGATAAAGGACGCCCTGGGTTAGTTAAGATCAACGGTATTGTAGATAACCCTATTAACTATACCTATGATAAAGAAGGATTTGCATCACAGAATATACTTCCAGGTAATGAAGTTAAGATTGCCACACCTATTGTTATTGATGGATTACCTTTCACAGAGCAGCAGGATGGTATAGGCTACTGGGTAGGAGCGTATTCACCTAATAACCCTGCTGTGTTCGATAGTATTGCATCAATGACTGATAACCTAGGTGTATCTCTTACACAGGGTAAATCATTAGCTAATATAACATCTGTAGGATTTACAACTAATGCATTACCGGATCTAACCACAGAGGGAGATTTTGACTACTCTAATGACTTAACTTTTAGTCCAATAGGTAATCCTTTAGGCTTTGTATCTATGTCTGAGGAAGAAGTATTGAAAAGAGAGACTAGTAATACTTTCTTCTATGGTAGTGCAGGTAACTGGGAACTTATAAAGGTACTTAATTTCACAGTTAATAATGATTCAACTATAACTGCCTCAGGTATATTGAGAGGTTATAAAGGAACAGCTCATTTAGCAATACATAACCCTGGTGATTACATAGTATCTGCTGGTAGTGGTGTATCAGCTAGGTTACTGACTAACATTAGTAATGTAGGATCAGCAGCAGCCATAAGCCTCATAGATCCATCCTCACAGCCTAATGCAGTAGTACGTAAGGACTTAGAGTTTGGTAGTAGATTACCCTTACCCCCTATCAAATTAGGAGGTTACAAGACAGCTCAAGGTGCTTTCTATGTTGAGTGGACTAGACAGGCTAGATATGGTATTGAGTGGACTAACCTACGTGATACCACACTAGATGAAGATACTGAGCAGTATAAACTATATCTAGTGGATACAAGTGATAACAATAGAATATTAGATGACCTTGAGTTCTTTGAGACTACTTCAGCAGAGATAACAGTTACTGATCAATCTATAATCTATGGCTCAGAACAAACTAATATTAGCTTTGCATTAGCACAGTTTAGTCAAGAATTAAATGCCTATGGTATAATTAGCGATATCGTTACAATATAAACAGGTGAGAACCTAGAGGAGAATACAATGGTAACACCAATATTAGGTTTAGGAGAGATGACATCTGCACAGGCAGGTAAGTTCATCCAATACAATAGAAATAACAAGCAATTAGAAGCTATGACTATAAGGGTACTCTCCAGAACACCTGGAGGCCCTCCAGCAACACCTAATGATGGTGATACCTTTATAGTAGACTCCCTTACAGGTGATTGGACTAGTGCTACTCTTAATCAGGTAGCATTACGTGATCTAGGTGTATGGAGATTCTACACGCCTACTGAGGGTATTAGAGTATGGGTTAATGATGAAGATATTATTATTGTCTATAAACCTACTGGCTGGGAAGAGATTCCAGCACTGACACAACAAGAGCGTGATGATATTGCTAGTGCCTTACAACCAGGCACACCTCCTACATTAGACCTAGCTACTAATATACTAACTCTGGACGATGGAGAGGGTGGTAGCAGTACAGTAGACCTAAGCCTATACCTAGATGACACTAACCTAGCACGGCTTACTAGTGGTAC